ATCGCGTGGCACCACAGTTGGCCGGCCGCGGCGATATCATTGCCCAAGAAGCCGGCCGCGGGGTCACGCTCGGCATTTGTCTCGGAGTGACCACAGCTTTTGCCGCAAAGACCGGTCTAGTCTTCGGTTCAATTACAAACGTCGAGACAGCTTGGAAAATATAACATGGAAGCAATCGCAATCTACGTTGCAGAGCAGGCTCTTATTATCGGCCTCACAACATCGGGAGCCGTTGCCACCGCAATAGGTTACACCGTTGCTTTTATTGCGGTCGTTGGAAGTTCAATGGCCGCCTCGAAATTGCTCGCGCCTAAGATGCCGAGTTTTTCGGACTCATCGATGACGGATCGCTCGCAGATGGTTCGCTCGCCAATCTCGGCTCGCACCATTGTTTACGGAAGATGCCGAGTCAGTGGGACTGTTGTTTACCTCAGTACGACCGGCGACAAAAATCAATTTTTGCACATCGTCGTCACGCTTGCCGGCCACGAGATCGAGGCCATCGATGACATCTATTTTAACGACGAACTAGTGCCACTAGTGAGCAACGTGCCGACCGGTTTTTACAATGGCGTCGCGCGCGTGAATAAGCATCTAGGCGAGACTTATCAGACGGTCGATGTGGATTTGAAATCTGACACCGCGAGCCTGACGGATGGAAAATGGACGGATGATCATCGTCTTCGCGGCATCGCCTACCTCTACGTTCGTCTGACTTGGGACGCCGAGAAATTTCCCTCCGGGATCCCGAACATCAGCGCCGTGATTCGTGGCAAGAAGGTGCTCGATCCTCGCACGAGCACGACTGCCTACTCCGCGAACGCTGCGCTCTGCCTGCGCGATTACCTGACCGACACGACACTGGGCATGGGCATGACCTCGGCCGAGGTGGATGACACCGCGTTCGGCGTCGCCGCTACGATCTGCGAGGAACAAGTGCGGATCCTGCCACTCTCGCCAGTGGTCAACGAAAACCGCTACGAGGCCAACGGCGTTATCGTGACGAGCGCATCGCCCGACGAGAACATCGGCAAGCTCTTGTCGGCAATGGGCGGCCTGGTCGCCTACACGGGCGGCAGGATCGTGCCGTACGCGTCGGCCTACCGGACTCCGACTGTCACGCTGACCGAGAAGCATTTCGTGGGCCCAATTAACGTACAGACCAAGACGAGCGCCCGGGATCGGGTGAACTCAGTCAAAGGCGTTTACATCAGCGAGACGAACAACTGGCAGGTCACGGACTTCCCGACCATCAGCTCGACGACCTACGTCAGCCAGGACAACGGGAACGTCTTTTTCCGCGACGTGGTGCTGCCGTTTACGACCTCGCCCAGCTGCGCCCAACGGCTTGCGGTGCTCGAGCTACGCCGCGCCCGGGAGGAAATCACGTTCTCCGCGCGCTTCCGGCTCGAGGCGATGCAGGTCCGCGCCGGGGACACGCTCATGATCACCAACGAAAAACTCGGCTGGTCTTCCAAGGTCTTCGAGGTCATGGAGTGGAACTTTGCGGCCGACGGGACGCCTCCGCAGGCGAGTATCGACATGACTCTCCGGGAGACGGACTCAGAGATTTACAGTTGGGATGTAAACGAGGAAATCTTCGTCGAGGACTCGCCCAACACGACGCTCCCGGATCCGTTTACCCTGGGGGCGCCGACTAACCTTTCGCTGACCGCTGACGGGACGACGCAACTCGTCCAGGCCGACGGTACGATCTTGCCGCGGATCCGCGTGGGCTGGACGCCGCCGGCAGTAGAATTCATCCAGTCGGGCGGCTCGGTCGTCATCGAATATAAACCTAGCACCAGCACGACGTATTTGACCTGGAACACGGTCGAGGGCGCTCAGACCGAGGACTTTATTTCGTCGGATGTGAAGATCGGCACCAATTACAACGTGCGGATCTACGGCGAGAGCTACTTTGGAATTTCCACGACCTACCTTGCCGGCTCGATTACGGTCGCGCAAGACACGACGCCGCCGGCTATTCCGACCGGACTCAGCGCAGCCATCGGCACCGGCAAGGCCGTCTCGCTGGACTGGAATGACAACGTTGAGCCGGACTTTTCGGAGTATGGCATCTACCGAAAAACCTCGGCAGTCACGCCGGCCAACGCGAACACCGACAAGGTCGCCGAAGTGCGCGCGTCGCGATTCGTCGATACGGACGTCAACATCGGCACGACCTATTACTACTGGCTGACCGCTTACGACTCCGTTGAGAACGTCAGCGGTTTCACCAGCTACGTCCAGGCTACGCCGTCGGTCATCACGGCTGGGCCGATCGATCCGAGCGCACCAAGCACGCCAAACGCTCCGACGCTAATCAGCACCACGGTTTATCTTGCAACGGACGGGACAAGCCTGGCTCGCGTATCGCTCACGGCTCCACCGTTGCCATCCGGCGCGGTCGCTCTCGACGTGCTTTATCGGCGCAGCGGCGCAAGCGACTTCATCATCGGAAATCAAATCAACTCCTCGGTTTCCTACGCCGTCAGCATCGACGACCTTTCCGTCGGCCAGGCTTACGAATTCGCAGCGCGCGGGATTTCATTCTCTGGTGCTTTGTCCACGGTCTCGTCACTGCTCAGTCTGACCGCACCGAGCAACACGACGGCGCCGGCGGCTCCGATTCCGCTTTCCCCGGCACTCTCTCCAGATGTCGAGCCCAGGAAAATTGGAGCGGTGTTTGCCTTCGGGTCGCTTGCACGTTGGCAGGAAAACACGGAGCTCGATTTCGCTTACTACGAGGTCAAGGCGACGTTCACGAACAGTGACGCCGCGGTCGATTACACTTGGGGCAACGCGGAAATCTTCGAGGCGAGTTACGTGTTTTATGATACAACTCTGCAGCCGGGCTTTGTCCGAGTGCGCTCAGTCAACCGGAGCGGAGTCGCGTCGGCCTGGACATCGTTTGGCAACGCAAACCAAACCGGGAACTGTTCGCTCGGGATCAATTTTGGCACAACCGGATCCTCGGTCGCTGAGGGCAACGACACACGCATCACCGGAGCAGCGCAGAAAGCTTCGAATCTCTCGGACGTTGCCAGCCCGGCCACGGCTCGAGCGAACCTCGGCGTCAACCGCTTTTCACACGTCGAGACCTTCACCTCCGTGGGCGCAGCGAGCACAACTTTCACGTTTACGCACTCTCTCGGGACCGTGCAAAACTACGTGCTCGCTCAATGCGTTGACCCGCCGAACAACCTTTTGATCGCGCACGATTACTCGGCCGCCGGGAATACTACCAACGCCACGGTCTTCAAGGTCGAGACCATCGACGGCTCGAATATCAGCGATGGCGGGCGACGCTTTACGATTCACTTCGTGGACTGATTCCGCGCTGAGTCTGTTTTTTCTTCAGACGTAAGCCGTTGACTATCAACGCGCACGGATTGCGTGCGTGATGTCGTGCACATTTTTCTTTCTACGACTAGGCGGATGTGTATTGTTTCTTCATCGAAGGCAATCAAGCCCGAGATCAAAAACAAAACAAAATGATCACCTCACTGCTCCAAGTTCACGAAGTCGCCGACAAAATGTTCTCAAGCGATTCTGCAATTATTTCGGTCAACATCCAAACCTCTTGGGGATTGGTTACAGCTTTCCGCGACGGAACGGTAAGACTTGCCGCGTGAAATAACCCACCACTGCAAACAACCCCGCTACCTCTTCGGAGGCGCGGGGTTTTCCGGTGCCACCCGACGCGAATTAACGCCGAGGCGCAATCAAACATGACATCCCAATCCGCACTCACCCAAGCTCTGATCCTCGCGATCACCGCACCCGATCAACAGCGCGCCGATCGCGCCATTGCTCTCGCCGAATCAATCGGCGCAGGCTGCACGGCTCGCCAGATCGCCAACGCCAAACGCAACGCGGCCAAACTTACAAAATGAAATCACTCATCCTTCTCCTGGCGCTCTGCGCTACCTGCCACGCGGCTCCTGGTCCTGGCTTCTGGCGCGCGTTGCACATCGTCGAGACCTCCGGGCGCACCGGGCCAATCGTAGGCGATCAAGGCCGGGCCCTGGGACCGCTCCAGATCCACCGCGGCTTTCACCAAGATAGCCGAGTAGCCGGCGACTATTCGCGGTGCGCTGAACTCGAATACAGCAAGCGCGTCGCGACCGCCTATCTCAAGAGGTGGGCGCCAGAAGCTTTTGCCAAGGGCGATGTCGAGGTGCTGGCGAGAGTTTTCAATGGCGGACCCCGGGGTCATCTCAAGACCGCTACAAAATCCTACGGCGCCCGCGTTAAAGCTTTTACCAAATGACAACCGAACAACACACCGAACTCCTCACTGAGCTCCGCGCCATCCGCGCAGCTCTTGAATCCAAGCCACGTGCGGTGCAACCCGCAGCCACCATCAAGATCTCGACTCCAGGAACTCTGCCTGCGCCGGACATCGAGATCGCGGACGCCGGCTCAGTCCAGATCCACTTCGGGAAAAACGCGGGCACGCCGATTTCCTCGCTGAGCGATAAGCAGTTGCTCTGGTACGGCGCCGACCGGCCGGAGCAGCTCAAGAAGGATGGGTCGCCATTCGCTCCGCGCGAGGCTGACGTGCTTCTGAAGAACGCGTGCCGGACGCTCTGGCAGCAGCGTAAGAGCGGCGCGCCGATCGTCCTGGCGTCGCAGCCGGCCGACGACGGCGAGAACGTGCCGTTCTAATTTCTCGGCGGTCCCGAGCATAAACATAACCCTCCGACGGCGCTCGTGCCGGTGCGAAAATACGCGAGCAACACTTTCCCAAAAGGAAACCCGCCGGCCAACGACGACCGGCGGGAACACGAAACACACACGATACAACATGGACACAAACGTAAAATCAGACAGCACAATCGCGGTCGCTGAGACCGCTACGAAATCGCCGATCCAATTCGGCTCGAACGGCGTGCAACTTCAAAGCATCGACGAAGCCTTCCGGTTCGCCCGGGCGGTCGTCGCCAGCGGCTGGGCGCCGAAGGGAATGGAAAAGCCCGAATCGGTCATGATCGCGATTCAGTTCGGCATGGAGATCGGGCTCACACCTATGGCCGCCTTGCAAAACATGGCCGTGATTAACGGTCGGCCGGCGATCTACGGCGACGCGGCGCTTGCCCTGGTGCGATCCAGCGGTCAGCTCGTCTCATACAAGGAGACCGAGGTCGGTGAGCCCGGCAAGGACTCGCACGGATTCACCGTCACAGTGCAGCGCAAGGGCTTCGACCCGGCGAGCGAGACGTTTACGATGGGCGACGCCAAGGCGGCGAAGCTCGCAGGCAAAGCCGGACCCTGGACGGACTATCCGAAACGGATGTGCAAATTCCGAGCCCGCGGCTTTCTGTTGCGCGATCAATTCGGCGACATCCTCAAAGGCCTTCGAACCGCCGAAGAAGCCCGGGACATGCCAAGCGAGATCAACGTCACGCCGCTGGCTGAAAAGCTTGCCGGCGGACTCTCGGAGGCCATCAACGGATAAATGACTAAACCACGCGAGAGAATTACCGGAGTGCCTACACGAAGAAAAGACGTACACAAAGAAATCGCGAAACCG